GTTCAGAAATCCATTTTTTAATGCTACTTTCCATATTATACGGAACAGGTATAGTGACAACTTCAAAATGCCTTGGCATATATTCAGTGCAACGTACCTTAAAGTAGTTTAGTGGGTTAGGCTGTTTGAGCTTCATAGTGAGCTGTTACTCCAAATGGGGCTTGTAGTTCTTTATTATGGTTACTGTGAATTACAAAAACAGTATCACAGTAATCAGGATCACCCCAGCTATCCCAAGCATAACCGTCAGTAAACATGATAAACTTTTTAGGTGTAATACCCTGGTCTTTCATGTATGTCCAGTTACACATGAAGTCAGTACCGCCACCGCCTAAGATTTCATATGACATCAAATCTTGTCCTTCAGCGGCCGTAAAGTCTTCTTCGTTATATACACTAGTATCAAAGCACCATAACTTAATAGCATAGTCTTTGTACTCGTCCATAATACCTTTTACTTCACTTAAGAAATCAGTAGCCTGATCGTTGCCAATAGAACCACTCATGTCAATTGCAATACAAAGATCAATTGTTTCTTGGAAGTTCATGCCTGGCAATATAGCACCAGTGTGCCAACCTTTACGTGAAGGGCGAATAAAAGTATAATCGCTTTTAATAGTTGATTGAATCTGCTGACGTAAAAGATCTCGCCAATTAATTTTAGGCTCAGTAAGTTCTTTAATCATACGCTCAACGCCTTTGGGAACACTGCCAGCACCCGCACTCTGTGCGGCTGTTACCATGTTCTCTTTTATTTCGTCACGTATCTTTTTAAGTTCTTCTTTACTGTAAGTAGGCTTCTTGCCTTCTTTACCTTCACCGCCGTCTTTGCCATCTTTGCTAGATGACCCGCCATCGTTACTGTCACCGTTGGTCCAATCGATATGTTCGTCTAGTAATTCACCTAATGCGTTAAGTTGTTCTTCGTCATACTTTTCAAACAAGTCGTCATAAACTTCTTCTGAAGTCCAATCTTCATATTTAAAGTCTTGGTAACAGTCTACAATTCTAGGCTTAGTACCAATGCTGTCTCTTACAAGAATATTGTTTACAATGTAGTCTTGTGCAATATTAGATAGCATAGCATCTAAGTTACGATCTTGCCAAGTTCTACGTTCTAAGTGATCAAACACACAATGCAAAATTTCGTGTGCAATAACAAACTCAATTTCTTTATTGTCCATTGCATTAAAGAACTGAGTGTTAAAGAATAAATTTCTACCATCTACGGCTGCGGTAGGACACCAGTCATCTGCCGCTTGAATTTTAAGGCGTGTTGCCATATTACCAAAGAAAGGGTGCTTTAGAAGAAGTCCTACTCGTGCAACAATGATACGATCAAGTACATCTTCACGCATCACTTTAAGTTCAGACTCTGTAATATCTGGATTAGGTGCCCAGTTTTTCTTACCTTCTACGCTCATGTGCTATGTCCTTTCTAAGTTTATATATGTATTATACTAGTATTTGTTATGTTTGTCAACCAAAAAAGGTGAAAGGGCAAGCATAAATTGCTCGCCCTTTCTATGCTTAAGAACCCTGTGCTGCTTTAATATACTTACCATAACGTTCATGGAACTCATCAAAGCATTCAACAGCGTCCGGATCAATGGGTAATGAGTATTGAGTAAGTGCGAGCTTAATGCCCATTACAACTAACTCTGTGTCAAAATTATCCATTGCAAATCGCAGGAAGTTATTAACTTTATTATCAAAGTCTTTGTCGTTTTTGTTATCAGCTTCTTGAAGCTCATAGCACAATGACACAGTGAGGGAATACATAGCACTGATTTCTTTACTGGCCATCTCCTTGACTTTTCCTGCTAAGATATCACTTGGATTAGGCATCTGAGACGCAACTTTACGATGCGCCATAAACTTGACAGCCAAACCTTCTCCAACTGATCCACTAACTAAATCTGTAGTAGTGGTTTCATCTAGATCGTCTTCAAGCAACTCGCTCACAAACGACCAAGAACGGGGTGTTGCAAATGAACGGCTTGCTGAACGAGGGTCAAAGTCATACAAGTCTTTCTTTGCAAATGTTAAATAACCAACAACATCTTTGTGTATGTTATTGTTTACAGCCCACTGGAACCAGTCGTCAAAGCTGACAGCAAGTTCTAAGTGGATAAAACGGTTTGCCAACGGAGCAGGCATTCTGTAAGTTACGCCCTTGTCAGCTTCACGGTTGCCCGCCGCAATAATTAGTACATTGTCTGGCAATTTATATTGCCCTACACGTCTGTTAAGAATCAGCTGATATGCAGCCGCTTGTACAGCAGGCGCCGCTGAATTCATTTCATCTAAGAACAATACTACATAGTCGAACTGTGCCGCAAACTCTTCTGTAGGAAGTTCTGCTGGTGCGCCCCACACCATTGTACCTGAATTAGAATCAAAGTACGGAATACCTTTAATATCGGTAGGTTCCCAAAGTGACAATCTAATGTCAATCAAATGTGAATTACCAAGGTCCTCTGTGATTTGAGAAACAATTTCAGACTTACCAATACCTGGGGGACCCCACATAAAGATAGGACGCATTTTCTTAAAAGCATGCTTAATGCTTGCTTTCGCGCCGTTTGGTGAAACTGTTCTTGTGATTACGTTTTCCATTTTGTATTACCTCGTTTAGTTATCAGTGCAAATTTCTAACTTATGTATATATAATACTATCAATAGAGGGTAAAGTCAACCTTTTTCTATAATTTTTTAATTATTTTCAGCTTTATTTTGTCTAGATAATGCTTTAGTAAGCCCGTACTTACGAAGATCACCTGAAAAAAGTGACAGTTCGACAGCTTTCTTTTGATGTGTAACTTGAATAGATCGTGGTCCAATGTAATATGGACAGTCTATAAACTTGTCTAAAAATATGACAACTTGTGTTGTCATAGGCATATCATGAGGATAAGGAACGTCATATGTTGCTACTTCAGCTTGGGTAAGTGCTTCTAAGCCTAAATCAGTAAGTCTAAGACCACCTTCATCTTTACTACGTGTATTATGCCACCACAAAGGCATATGTTCTTTTACAGCAAGGTCATTATAACTTTTGCCTAATTCTTTAAGGAATAACTTTGTGTAAGTTTCTTTCCAGTTCATTCTGTCACAACTTCGCCGGAGTCTAATTTGAATACTTTAAAGTCTTCGCATGCAAATAGTTCATTTAATTTTTGTGCTAGATTATGTGCATGTCCTGGATTTGAAAAACTTGTTTTTTTATACTTTGGTCCAGGATAATTTGTTAAAGCGTTTGAACTTTTAAGATTAAATGGTTTATCTTTATAGAAGACAGCCCAGATAGCATCAGCATCGAGGACTTGCTCACATCTATAATTCTTTTTGTTTACATGTTCTAAAAGAACATTTGGTTTTGGTCTACTCATATATACGTACCTTAATTAACTACGTATATATTTATCTCTTTTTTGAGTTAAGTGCTAGTTTATTTCCACTCAGAACCACCGTCTAATTGCACCTCTACAGGCTCATTGTCTAGTGTTTGTACATGTTCTTTTATAAACTGTTCCATGTCTCCGTTGAGTCTAGACATGACTTCACCTAATGTAAATGCAAGTCTTTTGGCAGTTTCAATGTCCGTATTTACATTTTTTGCCCTACTTGCATCTGCACTTTTAACGGTTTGAATAAACTGTTGAATTGGAAATGTGTTTATTGGTTCAAGTTTTTTGGTTTGCATTTGATAGTTCCTGACGCATAGTAAGGTCATTTTTAAACGGACCTTTATAATCGTAACGTTCTAAAGTAATTAATTTAGGGCAAAAACTTTTGACCCAACCTTTATCAAAGTGTATGATGTAATAACCTGCACAATACAAACTCTTACTTTTTGCGCTCTTTGTAAATAATGCAAACTTACGGTGTACATCATAAATTACATTATAAGGTGTTGTACTAGTTGGAAATCCATAAATATCTTTTTCAGTTTCAAATTTTGCTGTTACATCTTTGTCAAAGATAGTTATACCTAATTTTTTTTGAAGCTGTTGTTTGTTATCAAAAAATGCAACACCGTTGTTTGCAGAAAACATAAATCTTTCATCATTAAAACTAAGTGTACCTAATTTTTCACCTGCTTCTTCAACAATCCAAAACTTATCTTTTAAAATTGTTTTTGCTTTCATACTCATTGTTGATACCTCGCTTGTAATGGTTCTGCATAATATTGTGCCTGATCTGCAATTCGTTGCATGTCCCATTTAGCACAAAATTTCATAAGACGCATACCTACCTGTGAAATATCTTTAGGCACAGCATGCTGGGCAATCGTTGCATCAATTATCTCTCTAATGTCTGCAGGTTGTGCTGTTAAATCACACAATGTTACGTTACGTGAATAATCATCTAATACACGATGTTCTACACCGTTGTGATCAGTCCAGCGTTGTAACATCATATTGTTCCAGTTATACCCTTTGTTATCTTTATCTGCATATGCTTCTATTAGTCCAACTTTGTTCTTTGTGCCTTTCTTGCGTACCCCTGGATAAGCACTAAACACATTATCACTAGTGTCGCCACGCATACATTTTTCAAACAACATAAATTCAGGATCAGGAGCAGGTTTAGCTTCCTTAGTTTTCTTGTCAATAACAGGCTTACCTTTGTCGTCAAAGTATCCTTCGTGTGTTATTGTTATATTTTGTATACCACTATATTGCTTTACATTCGGAGAAATTAGTTGTGCAAAGTCGCCGTCAGTTGAAATAATAACATGGTCATCATTAGGGTGTGCCTGCACCCAACCTGCAATAAGATCATCTGCTTCTAGTTGTGGATGTCGCATAACAGTACAATTTGTTTTGTCAGTAACAAAGTCTTTAAACTCATCAAAGATTTCCCAAAACACTTTATCTTCTTCTGCTTGTGCAGGAGTCATTGCATCACGTGTTTCTTGCCTATTACGCTTGTATGGCTCGTAATAGTCCTTACGCCAACTACGACCTTCTAAACAAAACACAACATGAGTACCGTTAAAGTCTTGCCATGCTTTCTTAATACTATTAAGTGTAATATGCATAGCCATACCGACCTTTGTATCAAGGTCACCACGTACTACGTGCCTTGCTCTAAAGAAAGTATTCGCTGTGTCTACTAATACATATGTTGCCATAAGTTTACCTTTACATAATTTATAACACTAGTATAGCACCAGATCTGGCTTTTGTCAAGCATTAACTTACTTCGCTTTTGCCTTTGTCAATAGGAACAACATTAATATATCCTGCACCTGTTGTAGGATCTTGTCCTTCTTCTGTAAGCATTTGACTTACAATAGTTCTAAACCACTGATCAACTATTTGTTCATTTGTTTCACCTTGATATCCTGCATCAAGTAATTCTTCAATAAACTCATTGTTCCAATCTAGCTCAAAGAAACCGTTTCGAATGTTGTCTTTATTCACCTGTGTGTCTAATACAGCAACCCAAGGTTCTCCTGCCTCAGTAGCGGCTAGTTTTTCTTGTTCAAGGGCGTGTCGTCTAATATCTTCAGGAGTAGATTCTTTAGCTTCTACTTCCTCTGTTATCTTAGGTTGTACACCTAATGCTTTTTTTATTTTATCCCAGTTCATAGTCCTGCTCTCCTTACACGCTTCTCTAAGTCGCCATCGTCGTTGATCGGCGCCTTCATAGCTTTCTCGTGTTGTTCATTTTTATAATTATGTTCCCCAAGCATTTCCGAATAAGTCGATGTGTAGTCTTGGTGTAAATCGCCATCCCTTTTCCATACAGAGCTCAGCCACTTCTTGAATGTTGAGCTTGTATTCTTCACTGCGTCCACCCAATGGCATACAATATACCGGACATTGTATCCCGGCGTCTCTGTAAGTCGCCACAGCTCTGCCAGCTTCTGCAACATCAGTTTCATCAGCGACAACAAACTTAAAGTAAAGGTCACTATTAGCAACACTGAAATACTCACCAGCAATATCAGGCTTAATAGCATCTTCCCAGCGTTCTCCGCTAACACTAAGTTTTGGGGAACAACTCCAAGTGACTTTAAATCTGTCTTGATTGTTAAGATAATCTTTGAAATCATCTCGTAACTTTTGTGTAGTGTTTGTTTCAAATGTAACATTTTTTAGATCTCTCATACGCGGATGTTCTAATAATTCAGCATAGAATCTTTGCCACCCTAACAAAGGCTCGCCACCAGTAAAAATTAAGTGAACATCTTGTCCACTATCCATTGTCCACTTACCTTCTGGAGTTAAACTCAATAAGTGCTCGACAACTTCGTCTACAGTTCTATCCATCATAAACTTTTTAAATTCTGGATAGATACTTGCATACGTATCACAGCCTGTATGAATTACAGGTAAGTCCTCAAATTTTTCTACAGTACTGATAATATTACTGTCGAGTAGTTCTTTTACTTCAGGATTGTGTTTAACACCATCTGCTCTTGCAGGCGTACCACGTTCTAATCCAAAGTTCATGCAACGAAAGTTACAACCAAATGTACGTAGAAATACACTAGGTACTCCTACAAATTTACCTTCACCTTGTACACTATAAAATGCTTCTGAATATCTAAGTTTCATAATTGCCTACTTTCCACATGCATATTCTTGCTGTAATTTAATGTTATCAAAAAATTCTTTTTTAGTCCCTGCATCTTCTTTAAATGCACCTTTAAGGACTGTAGTTTGTGTAAGACTGCTAGTAGCCATAATACCACGGTTTTCGCAGCAACCATGTGTTGCTTGTACATATACACCTAGGTGTTCTGCACCTGTTGCATTTTGTATTTCTTTTGCAATATCATTTGCAAGTTCTTCTTGTAGTGTACCTCGCCTAGCACACCATTGTGCAATACGTGTATACTTGCTCAATCCAATAAGTTTGTTTGCGGCGATAATACCAATGTATGCAGTACCTACGACTGGCTGGTGATGATGTGAACACATACTTTTAAGTTCACTGCGAACAACTAACATACCTTCATAGCGATCATCGCTGTCATTTGGAAATGATGTTGCATCTGGCTTACGATCATAACGCCCTGACATAATTTCATTGTAGTACATTTTAGCAAGACGTCTTGCTGTACCTTGGCTGTTAGGATCATTAATTCGATCAATTAACAGTGCATCTAATACACCTTCAAATGCTCTAGTTGCTTCGTTAATCAATTCTTCTTTATCGTGTTTTTGTAGCACTTGTGAAATGTTGTCACCCGCCCAATAG